CCAGACAAAAGAAAGTGACTTAGCTGAAACAAACACTTTTGGTGTATTAATAAAAAAATATGAAGAGCGCAAACCTATAGATGAGTGTAAAAACAAGAATCAGTTAGTTTGGTATATTACAACTTATTTTCTCGGACATTTGTGTAAAATGTTAAAAATACATAACAGATACGCTCATATGTACGAAGAAGAAATGAATAGGTATAGGGTTGAGCGTCCAGAATACGCTGGTGAAGATGATGAAGCTATTTTTGAGTCGGTATTTGCGGAAGCATTAAAGACCGCACCTTCTGACAAGGATGGCGGTGATGCCGATGACATCAACACAGACTGACAGTATTTATAGCACAAGTTCGGTTACAACCAAAGACCGAATAAAAGAACAACGGCAAGAAACAATGGATAAAGTAAACACGGTAACTGGATACTACAGAGAACACCCAGAACACTTTGTTGAAGATTATCTAAATATTATTCTAAAACCATTTCAATCTATACTTATATGTTTTATGAATATATGCAACCAGTTTATGTTTTTAGCCTGTCGAGGCTTAGGTAAAACATTTTTGGTTGCTATTTTTTGCGTTGTTAGATGTATTTTATATCCGGGAACAACAATATGTATTGCATCTGGTAACAGAAAACAGGCTAATTTGGTTTTGGACAAGATTATAAATCTTATTATGCCCGGTGCCCCTAATTTGAGAGCTGAAATTGAATCTTGGAGTATTACAGGCGAAAAAGGCGAAATCAAATTTAGGAATACATCAAAAATATTGGTAGTAACTTCGAGAGACTCTGCCAGAGGTGCAAGAGCAAATATTCTTATTACCGATGAATTTAGAATGGTATCAAAGGATGTCATTCAAACCGTATTGAAA